TGTTACTGCGGCTGCTGATTACTCTCGTATTTTGGCGATAACAGCCAGAACAGCAGCAAGTATTGTAATTACTGCAAATGCTCCGTTATATGAAATTTATAAAGATGACGGCGCAACAGGGCCTTCTTATTCGTATGCACAAGATTCAATCTTGTCACCGGCAGGGAGTTCTGGTTCAAGGTCATTTACAGTTCCAGCTACTGCTGGCACATATAACGGTGTTTTAACCGCCATAAAACCGGCTGCTAGTTATACGCCCTACGTTACTGTTACTGATTTCAAATCAAACAATACTTTGGGGTCTGCATCAACCATTACTTTTACCAGTTTCAATAACATACCCGGAAGTTTGCTAATTTTTGTGGCTACGGCCGCAGACTTTACTGCTGGTGCTATTACAGCAACTACCCCGTCTGGGTGGACTTTGTTATCCGCTGCCCCTTCAAGTGGTACTGCGTACGAACCGGCGCAATACGTTTTTTATCGTGTTTCGGACGGTACGGAAACAGACGTTTCTACCACTTGGTCAGACATCTATCGTAATTGCTGCGCTCTTATTGCCATTGCAGGCGCAGACGTATCTACGCTGACAGCAGGTACAACAAACACAGGCTCTAATACCACAAGTGTTACTGCTACTGGTGTTAACGCGGCAACAAACGGACTGCTTTTGTGGTGCGCAAGCCAAGCAAACAGTAATGCTGGTGTGGCATTTACTCGTCCTACTGGGATGACAGAAATTGTTGATATCAATAATGGTGGCGGATCGCCTTTTACAGCTTTAAGTATTGCTCGACAAGAAGGTCTTACGGCAGGAGCCACCGGCGATAAAACAGGCACCGCAAGCAGTGCCGCAGGCACAGATTACTACCGTGCAATTCTGGTTACTGTTGGGCCAAAGTCTGCTACTTAACAGCAAGGAGAGAAAATGTACGCAAAAGTTAATGGGCAGCAGGTTGTGCAGTATCCGTACAGCCTCAACCTACTAAAAATTGAACACCCAAACACCAGTTTTCCGTCAGACATGACGGAGGAGGACTTGGCATCTTTTGGGGTTGTCAGAGTTGTTGTGACCGGAAAGCCTGTGCATGATGCAGTAACGCAGGGGGTTCGTGAGATTACCCCTGAGTTGACTGTTAAAGGCACCTGGGAGCAACGGTGGGAGGTTTATAGCCTTCCGCATGAGGCTACAGAGGCTAAGTTGGCTGAGTTGGCTAAGGCAGTGCGGTCTACTCGGAACCAGAAACTGAAAGACAGTGATTGGACACAGGTTGCTGATGCGCCTGTAGACAAGACTGTATGGGCAACATACAGGCAAGAGTTACGGGATGTTACGGCACAGCCGGGGTTCCCAACATCAGTAACATGGCCGACAGAGCCGTAAAAACCCAAGGCAGAGGTGAAATGAACACTAATGAGATACTTCAGTTTGTTTTAGGGACGGGCCTCGCTGTTTTAGGGTGGTTTGCGCGTGTTATTTGGGGTGCAGTACAAGAATTAAAAGACGATCTGGCAGACCTAAAACAAGACTTACCAATCCATTACATCCGCCGCGACGACTTCAAGGAGTTTCGGCAGGACGTTATAGATGCACTGCACCGTATCGAAGAAATACTTGCAAAGAAACAAGACAAATAAGTTGACAAAACATCGTAACTGGTATATAATTATAGGAACAACATGGCTAAAACTTACTTACAGATTGTAAATAATGTTTTAACCCGACTGCGGGAAACCACAGTTTCGGGGGTAAACGACACACCGTACAGTTCCTTGATTGCTGTTCTGGTGAACGATGCCAAACGAGAGGTTGAGGATGCTCATAAGTGGTCTACCCACAGCACTACAATTGTGGTGCCTACGGTGAACGGTACTTATGAGTATTCCTTGACCGGCTCCGGCCAACGATTTAAGGTCGAGGATGTGCTGAATGATACGGAAGACACCCCGGTTAGATACGTCGCTAATAATTGGATTAATCGCCAGTTTTATCTTGCTGATGCTACCCAGCGTGCTGCTCCTATCTATTATTCTTATTCTGGAGTAGACAGCAACGATGACTCCAAGGTGCAGGTGTGGCCGATCCCGGATGGGGTGTACTCGCTGCGTTTTGAGTTAATGATCCCGCAGGGTGACTTGGTGAACAACAGCGACACCTTGAAGATTCCGGCTCATTTGGTTGAGTTACTGGCTTACGCTAAAGCTGTTGGTGAGCGTGGTGAAGACGGTGGGGCTAACTTCTCGGAACTGTTCCAGATGTATCGACTTGCACTGGCTGACGCTATTGCCCTTGAGCGTAACCGATTTGAGGAAGATGTGGTGTGGAGTGAAGCGTAATGTACAATAAACTAGCCACTACATCCATTGTAGCGCCTGGTTTCATGGGTCTGAACACGCAGGATAGTTCAGTTGCCCTTGAGTCCGGATTCGCTACACAGGCTATGAACTGCGTCATTGACAAGTTCGGCCGTATTGGTGCTAGGAAAGGTTGGTTGCCAGAACACACTACAAACGCTGATTTAGGGTCTAATCCGGTACAGGCGCTTGGTGAGTTAATTACAACTAACGGAACTTCCTACATTTTAGCCGCAGGTAACAACAAGTTATTTAGACTTAACGGAAGCACACTGACCACACTGACCTACGGCGGTGGCGGTTCTGCTCCGACGATTACAGCCAACAACTGGCAACTGGCTCCGCTAAACGGCATCATGTTCTTCTACCAAGAAGGTCATGACCCGCTGTACTATGATCCGGGGGCATCGACGACTACATACAAACGTATCTCGGAGCACCCAAGTTATGTGGCTACTGTGCAGCAGTCGAACATTGCGATCAGCGCCTTTGGCCGCACATGGACAGCCAGCACTACCAGCGACAAGAACACGATTCAGTTCTCTGACCTGCTGGAAGGCTACCGCCTGAGCACAGGGTCTGCCGGTACGCTGGACGTATCGCAGGTGTGGCCTAACGGTGTGGACGAGATTCAGGCTCTGTCCTCGCATAACGGGTTCCTTATTGTCTTTGGCAAGACCCAGATTCTGATTTACCAGAACCCGCAAGACCCTGCTGCCTTGAGCCTGCAAGACGCCATTACCGGCGTGGGCTGCGTAGCCAGGGACTCTGTGGTGGCTACCGGCAACGATGTGATCTTCCTGTCGGACAGTGGTGTTCGGTCTTTACAGCGAGTGATTCAAGAGAAGTCTGCTCCGCTGCGTGACCTGAGCGCCAATGTGCGTGATGACTTGGTGGCGGATGTATTCCGAGGAGCAACAACAAGCATCCGGGCAACATACTCCGATAAGGAAGCCTTCTACCTGTTGTCTATCCCCAGCCAAAGCCTTGTGTACTGCTTTGACATGAGGGCCATGATGCAGAACGGGGCTGCAAGGGTGACACAATGGAACAACCTTGTACCGCAGGCTTTCTGCTATAAGCGAGACAAGACCTTGCTGCTTGGAGTGGCTGGTTATGTGGCTGAATACACAGGACACCTAGACAACACCTCAACGTATCCGTTCTTCTACTACACCAGTTACTTCGACTTTCAGTCGCCTACCACAGTAAAGTACCTCAAGAAGATTGGGTTCTACTTTGTGGGTGGACAGGGCTATGTAGTCAACGTAAAGTACGGGTTTGACTACTCGGATATTTACAACTCACAGCAGATTACACTGCCTAACTTTGTTGGCTCAGAGTTCAACGTATCTGAGTTCAACATCGGAGAGTTCGGCGGTAGTGAAGGCTTTAATGCCGAGAAGATAAATGTAGGCGGTTCTGGTAACGTGCTGCAGGTTGGTTTTGAGACTAACATTAACGGCAATGCTTTGTCAATCCAGAAACTAGACGTATACGTTAAAACCGGAAAGATTAAATAAATATGTCGAACTATACAAAGACAACCAACTTTGCTGCTAAGGATAGCCTCCCTAGCGGCAATGCCGGTAAGATTATTAAGGGCACAGAGTTCAACACGGAGTTTGACGCTATTGCGGTGGCTGTAAACTCCAAGTCTGACACGGCTAGCCCTACGTTTACCGGCACTGTAACGACAGCAAATTTAACTGTTTCCGGTACGTTTAGCGGCACCGTTGATGGAGGTACCTACTAATGGCTGATTATAGTCAATTACTCAGCGGCCTGTTCAACGCAGGTGTGTCTGCCTACAATGCCAACCAAGCCGCTGGTGCAGCCACCGCAGCAGGGCAGCAAGCTGCTCAAGCAGCCTCGTTCCGCCCAGTAGGTATCACCACACGCTTTGGCCGTACAGGGTTCCAGTATGACCCCTCTACCGGGCGCTTAATTGGTGCAGGCTACCAAGTGGCCCCTGATGTGGCTGCTATGCGTGAGGGCTTGCTTGGTTTGGCTGGGCAAGGCTTACAGCAAGGTTACGGCGCTGCTGCGTATCAACCGGCAATCAACCAAGCGGCTGAGGGCTTGTTTAACCTCGGTCAAGGCTACCTGGCCCAGACCCCGCAGCAGGCTGCACAGCAGTACATGGCTCAGCAGCAAGAACTGCTGGCCCCTAGCGATGAGCGTGCCTTTGCACAGTTACAGAATAAGTTATTTCGCACTGGTACCGGTGGCTTGGCTGTGGGCGCTACAGGTGCACGACCGAGTGGCGCACCGGGTTTAGCAGCGGCTAACCCGCAAGTGGAAGCCTTCTACAATGCTATGGCGCAGCGTAATGCTGGCTTGGCTGCACAGGCTCAACAGATGGGTATGCGTCAAGCAGAGTTCGGACAAGGCTTGCTTGGCGGCGGTATCAACCTGGCTGGTAAGGGCTTTGGCTTACAACAGCAGGCACTGTCTCCGTTTGAGACTGCCTTTGGCTTGGCTGGTCGAGTTGAACAGATGGGTGGCTTCGATCCGCTGAAACAGAGTATTGCTCTTGGTGGTGGTAATCCGGCAGCAGCAGAAGCATTGTTCAAGACGGGCATGTCTAATGTAGACTTGATGGAAGCACGGAATGCTCAGTTTGCTAAAGCACTGAATGACCCGGTTTCCCAACTGTTGCGTAGTTTAACCTCTCCGAGCAGTGTTAGTTTACCGAATACACCTGTGTATACCAACATGTACGGCACAAACTTTGAAGTTAATCCGGGCGGTGTTTACGGCCCCTCTGGTTTTGGGAGTAGTTTCTAATGGCAGAAATTAACGAACTTGGAGCAATGCTGGGCCTGTTGCAGCAAGGCTACACGCCTGAGCAGGCACGGGCACAGATGGACGAAGCCAAGGCTATGCAGATGGCTAAGCTGTCCGGCCGTGAGATGACCCGCATGGGCCTGATTCAAGGCGGTCAAAGCTTACGCCGTGGCCTGATGTCTGCTATGGGTGCTGACGTACAAGACCCCACTGCTCAGATGGCTTCGCGTATTCGTGAACTTGGTAGTCAATTTGATTTGAATACTGCCGAAGGCACAATGCAGTTTGCACAAGCACTCAGCCAAATCAACCAGCCGATGGCGATGCAGATGGCTGACCGTGCCCGTAAGATGCGGTCTGAAGAAGCCGACATTGGAAAGAAGAAGGCTGAGCAAGCCAAGGCCATGTCTGAGGGATTAACGCCTGACCAGCGAAACGCTGCTGCTTTAGCAGATTCTAAAGGAGCTAAAGACGGTTTTGAGCGCGGTTCTAACTCTTGGACAGAAGAATATAATAAACAACTAAACCGCCTTACCACCAAAGAAGGTACAATGACAGAATTAGGGCGTCTTCTGTCTGAGCAAAATGCCCTCGATCCGGTAAAAGATAAAAGTAAGTTTGATGCATATACTCAGCGTATTAAAGCAGTAACAACAAAAGAAGGAACGCCTAGCGAACTGGCTAAGTTACTTTCTGAGCGAGAAGCCCTTGACCCAATAAAAGATAAAGATAAGATTGACCTGTATACTAAAAAGATTAATCGCTTAGTAAACAAAAAATCTTTAGAAGAGTCTTTAGGTGCTAGTTTGGCGGCAGTGGTTGAAGCCCAAGCTAAGGCAACAGGAGCGGCCGGTGGAAGAGAAGTGGGTGAGCAGATTGCCCAGATTCAAGGCAGAGAAGATGCCTTAAGCGCTGTCCGCAGTGCGTTGGACTTGGTTAAGAACGGTATCTATGCCGGTGGTTATGGCCCCATGAAAGAGGCTGTGGCTAAGTTTACGCCTCTTGGCTCTAAAGACCGCCTGACCAAC